TGGAATACCAAAATCTTTTTTAACAAGTAACTTGCCTATTGAAGTAGCTAATGAGTTTCTATAATTAAATTCGCTTTCTTGAGTAGGAATAGGAGCTCCAGGAAATTTTTTTCTTAATTCTTTTATTTCTTCTGCAGTTAGTTCTTCTCCTGTATCTGGATTACGAAGTGTTGTACCAGGTCTATTTTGTTGTGGTGTAAGTAAACCAGCTAATTGCCACGCATTACCTATTTTTTGTGCTTCTTCAGGAGTTAAGTTGTATTCATCTTGTAAAGTTTGTTCTAACTCACCTGTAAGCATAATATTTGCTCTAGCGTTTCTTGTAATTAATTCCTCGAAACCTCCTGTCCAAGTTTGAAATATACCTCTAATAGTTCTTGCCATTCTTTGTCTAAGTGGATTTAATTTCGGTGTTGATTCTATATATTCTTCATTTGATTCTTTTAAATATTCTCCTATAGTGCTAACAAAAGATGGTGGAACTTGTGTAATGTGATTTTTATGTGTTTGAGCATTAATTTTTGCTTGTTCTAATGAAGCAAGTTGTATATTTCCAGGTGTAGCATTTACATACGCTAATGAAGAAATAACACCAGATGATAAAGTAGGATTACTTTCTTTTATAGCTGTAGCGTTATTTGCAACTTCTGGAGTTATATATAAATCTTGATATTTTTTTATTTGTGCTCGTTCTAGTTTTCTTTTCTCATCAAAAGTTTTGTAACTATCACCATATAAATATTGATAAATCATTATTCATTCAAGCCAGGTTCAAATTGTGCTAATCCTTCTTCTGCTAAAAATAATGTATCAGATGTAGGGAATGCTTCTGCTAAGGCTTTCATAAATAAATCTCCTCTTTGTGCTTGAGTTAAAGTTTCGCCCATTCTTCCTGGACCTATAGAAGCACCATCAGTAATTGGTTGTTCTTCTATAATTGTTTCTGCAAAAACATCTACTGGTTTAAAAGGTCTTTTTGCTCCAGATCTTTTAGGTATTTCATCTTTTGGTAAAGGCGACATCTTTTGCATTTCTGTTAATTCTTCTTGTTCTCCATAAGTAACACCAGGTATTCTTTTTACAGCTTGTGTGCCACCAGGATTTCTACCTGTTGAATAAGAAGAACCATTAGTTGAATTTGGACTTATACCTCTATTTGAATTACTCCTCGTTGCCATCTTCATCCTCATCATAATAAGCAAATGTTGAACTAATAATCATATAACCAAATGGAAATACCATTGGAGGTAGTTGGTCAGTAAATATTGTTGGTTCTTTTAAATTTTCTTCTAATAATATATCATCACCAAGTTCATCTACTTCCCATAAAGAGTTATGTACAATATCTGCAAATTTTTTATTAATGTTCACTATCCACCCATTCCTTGTAACATTTGTGCAATCCCAGGTGGTCCTTGTGGTGGCAAGGATTGTCCACCTGGTCCTGCTTCTTCTACAAAAGATACTTCTTCCTCTGTCATTTGAGGTTCTTGAGGAGTAAAGAATTTATCTAAAATATTTTCTACATCACCAGGATTTTTTCTAATCTCAACAATAGCCATTGTTGCTCTTTGATCTCCTGCTTGTGATTGTGCAAGTAAAGTATCAAATAAAACTTTATCTGCTTTCTCTCTAGTTATTCGTTCATTGACTCTAACTATGTTATCTAACCCATCCATATTTTCTTGTAAAGTTTGAGTATCTATAATACCTGCTTGAAGTAATTGCAACCCTGTAACTATCTTCTGTGGTTCATCATAACCAGCCATAGCACCATAGACTCTGCGTGTCTTGTAATTAAAACCTATATCTTTCTCTGGATCATATTTTTCTGAAAAGAATTTATTATTTGAATATCCTGATAACTGTTTTGATTTACCACCATACATAGCACTATCCCATTCAAGTCTTTTAGCATCTGTTTGTTCTATAGCATCAGACATAATGGTATGATATTCTCTAATCATTAATGACATACTTGCACCGAGTTCTTCTAAACCTCTACCAGTAGCAAAGCTAAGTGGAGATTGTGAATCATCAGTAACTGGGTATGCACCACCAATTCTAAGTTGTCTTTCAACTCTATCTATTTGTTGAAAAATCTGATAAGGAACATTTGATGCAGGTTTGGAAACCTGTGTACCAGGAGCTAAATAGTTTACAGCAAATCTGCCTTTTCTATATTGTCCTGATTCAAGTTCACCTGAAATGTTTGTTTCAGTAAATACTGCATCTTCCATAGCAATAATGCTCATAACATTAATCTTTGCCATAGCTGCCATTAATCC